TAAGCATTCGGCTCGTAAGATTTGGCAGGTCGCTTATCTATTTAAGACGGTTGGTGTAGCGGCCGAACAGCAGGCTCGTAATCGTCAGGATGTAGAGAAACTCATTGGAGACTGTATGGAACAAGTCATCCGTACGTTCCTTCCGTGGGAGCAGATTGCAAAGAATTACTTTGTAGATACCCCTGCCGAGATACCTTCACAGCCTCCTGCGGCGTCGAAGTCGGTCATGTTTGAAGATGTTCAAGACGATGACTCTTCGGACGAGGAAGAAGAGGAAGAAGACCGTCCTAAGATGAAGGTTTCTGATGAAGTCTTGACAATTGAAATAGAAGAGATTGATAAGCCCAAAGAAGAACCTAAAGTTGTAACTATCCAACCCGAAGTCGATCCTTTAAAAGAAATTGAATCAAAGGTTGGTGAGTCGCTCGTTCTAAATATGTAAGTTTTCACTGTAAACGAACACAAATGATGATTGTTATAACTGCCGTTGCAGTTGCTCTAGTTGTGTTTATCCTTTATGCTCTTGAACGTAAATCTAAAGATAAGCCAATAGACTGGATTGATGCCGGAAAGCTTACACTTTTTGGTGGACTTCTTTCGTCAGGTGTTGTTTTTGCAACGACATCCGATGTAGCAACTACTGTTACTGAAGCGGTAACAAAAGTCGATATTTCGTCTGTACAAGATATGTTTGTAGGAACTCCTTCCTTTTAATCGATATTGAGGATATCACCAAGCCCAACGGGGCTTTCTACACCATAAATAGATTTTAAGTGCTCAATCTCCTTACGCGGAACGGCGCTGTCTCTCGAGTACCGTGCTATTGCTTTATATAAATGAAATCCATGATAACGATCATGATGAGGATCTTTCTTTCCAAACATAATGGAAGATCCGTTATCTTGTTTTAGCCAGCGTATAAGAAAATTAAACAGTGTATTCATTTTGTAGTCATCGTGATCAGGACCTTCGGGGAAGAGATCCCAGAAGATTGATGTAGCAAGACGAATGAGATCAAATGAAGGATTCGGCTTTACACTGGCAAATTTATTATTATAAAAAGGTTCTGAGTTATACTGACCACCAGCTTCTTCGTTAACCGAAAAATGATCACTCATAAACGTCTTAGATTCTTTCATTCCAGATAGACGGATTGAAGTTATACCACGCTCAAAATCAATGATCTTAATTAGGTAACCAAACGTAGGGACTTTATAATAAGAACCATTACAATTATAATATAAAAATTCTTGAGAAGTTGTAACATACATGACATTATTTGAATGAAGATCATTGTGTGTCATTCCAAAATTTCGCTGAGCAAATGCAAGGGCAAACATAACTTGAGAAATCCATGCAAGATGTTTATCGGTTTCCATATTTTCCGTCATAAGCTTATACAGAGTTCCGTCGCATTTTTCCATGACAGTAGTTTGAACGGGAACATTTGCAAATGAAGCCCATGCAAAAGCTTCATCTGATTCGGTGTCTTCGTTAACAGAACCTTCTTCGTCATCATCACAATCGCATGAGGACACTTTAAATATATAAGATGTTGAAACCGAAGATGAATCACTCTCATTATCATCTTCTTCAGATCCTTCAAGTAACTGTTGTATATCAGCTACTTCGGTGTCGCTAACATGATCAGCATCCAAATCCTCAACGCCTTCAAGTGTAGTAGCCTCGCCAAGATTTAAATGAGGACGCGATGTGCGTGTGTGTTGAAACTCAATAGCATCGCGAACATGATCAGCAAGTTTTAGATCAAATGTCTTCCCGATATTTGCACTAAACCACGAGCGTTCACTTAGCTCCTCGTAATCGTCAGAAATATCAACTGTGTGATTCTTTGAAAGTCCACTAAATACACCATACACTTTGGGAAAATGCTGGCACTTGGATTGTGATAGTATCGAAGATATTATACTTCCAACATAAGCAGCATTATGATGAGACTGTATCTTTGAAGATACTTCTGTTGATTGACCACTAGATGATGGAAGACCAATCGTTGAACCATATTCTCCCTGCATCCACTTGAAAGGACTTAATATCATAGTCGTCTTGCAATGAACCGCTCGCTTTTCAAATTTTGATGTACGAATTGAATCCGAAGATAAAATTGAAGAAATTTCTTCATCAAATCGTATACCATAATCTCCTACTATTTCGAGATCATTCGTCTTAAATAGAACTTCAAGAGATGGAAAAAATGGCTGAATAGAATCAATATTCCAATGAGCTAGAGCACTTGATCGTATATTAGAAAGCGTCCACTTATGAAGAGAAAGAGGAATTGATGAAGCCTTTAGTTCTGTCTGCTTTCGCTTCAGCATATTATTACTTCGTGTACAAACCAAAAGCAAAATCTTCACGCAGTATAGTTAATATGAACTTTAACATTAAAAAGTTCAATATCGAAATGCTTAAAGACCGATGTGAAATTGATTCTAGAAAATCTCCAATGATTGTTATTATTGGAAAAAAGGATACTGGTAAATCTTTCTTGGTTCGCGATATTCTCTACAATACACAGGATGCATTTCCAATCGGAACTGTTATTTCGGGAACTGAGGTCGCCAATGAGTTTTTTCAACACATGGTTCCTTCTAAATTTATTCATGACAAATATAAGCCCGAAATTGTAATGAATATGATCAAACGTCAGTTATCTGTAAAGACAGCACGAAATCAAGATAAGGGACGTGGTGGTTCATCTTCAATCGATCCTCGCGCATTTCTAATTTTAGATGACTGTCTTTACGATGCTACATGGATTAAAGAAGAATCTACTCGTTACGTATTCATGAACGGTCGTCATATTGATTTAATGACCATTATTACCATGCAGTATCCTCTTGGTATTACTCCTAACTTGCGTACAAACGTAGACTTTGTATTCATTCTACGTGAAAGTATAGTAAATAACCGCAGGCGTATTTATGACAACTATGCAGGTATGTTTCCTACATTTGACATGTTTTGTCAATTTATGGACCAATGTACAGAAAATTTTGAAGGACTTGTAATCTGCAACGGAGTTCAGTCAAACCGCCTTGAAGATCAAGTATTTTGGTATAAAGCATCTGACCATCCTCAGTTTAAAATGTGCGATGACTCATTATGGTCAGATAATAAACCGTTCTCTTCAACTATGTTGGCATCCGACGAGTATAACGCAGAAACAATGAAAACAAGCAAAAAGAATTCGGGTCCATGGGTACACGTTAAAAAGACTTCGTAATATCAAACAGTAACCCCCAGCGTAGTGAGGAATTTAGTTTGAGACCCGAACAGGTAATGTAAAATTTCACCTAACACAAACATACCGAGTACTGATTTCCAAAGAGGAACGCCATAAAAATACGTTACCATTACTCCGAGTAAAACTGTTCCAATCAAATCAACTAATGCAAATCCAAAAAATCGACGACTATGAGCCCCTTCTCCGGGCTTTCCAAAAATAAATGCATACGGATGTGGATCCATTATACTATAGTTTACAAATCACGGAGAGCACCCTCCGTTGGGTGAACTGGGCGAGAAATTGCATCCGATAGCTCATCAGTTTCTACGAGACCAGCGTCCTTCTTAGCATCGGCAAGGGCCTTCTTGCGGCGGTCATCGTTCTCTTTCTTCTGCTTCTCAATCTTTTGTGTCTTCTCCTCCTCGAAGAAAATTTCACGGTTCACTTCATTCTCCTTGTACTTGCGCATCATCTCGTTGAGTTCCTGCTCAGCATATTCTACTTCAGGCATGAGGTGCTCAGATGGATCCCACGGTAGCCAGCAACCAACCTTACCAACGTAGAGACTGTCCTTGGGGTAACGACGCTGCAGAACCTTAGCATACTGCTGGCACTCCTCAAGATTTGCAAACGTACGACGAACCTTAACACCACGAACATTGGTGCGGAATTCAACCTTCTCAGTAAACTCGGTCTCAAGATCCTTCTCGTGCTTTAGCAGGAAAACCTGGTACTGCTCATGAACATCTGTCTGTTTTACCTCGGCATTGTGAACCTTAGTAAACTCGGCCATGTCGTTAAATAGATCCTCAATTTTTAGAGAATACTTCTTCGCGATAAAAGCCATGAGGTGCTCCATACCCTTCACTTTCCAATCGTAATCCATAAACTCGACAAACTTCTCGTTAAAGAATTCGGCCTTCTGCTTAATAACTTTCTCAGGACTGAGGAAAGAAATTACACAATAGCGCTGCGTTGGGATTTCGGGATCTTCATCAAGATAATCAACTACAGAACCATCATCCTCCTTTTTAGGGAATGACTCAGCTGGCATTTGTTTATATTAGACAATCAACTATGAAAATACTTTTTTAACGACGACGTCTGCGAAGACCACCTTCTTCACTTTTTACGAACGGATTGGGACCACGGTCAGGGCGGGGACCCTGTTGAGGCCCACTATTTCCTGGTAAAAATTGACGTTTTACTTGATCGACCACATTGGGAGCATTTGGCCTGACTCTGCGGGCCAATACATCTGAACATTGAAACTGAATAATGTAAAACATACGTACAATAAAATTGACTGTACCAACTCCATAAATCCATCCGTATGACGCAGCTTGGTCTTTCTCCTTCGAGCTGTTTGCAATTGAAACAATATATACACCTAAGAAAATATCAGCGCATAATCCGCCAATAATTAGAAATCCGGCCAAAAGATTAAAATAATCAGTATGTTTATCAAAACGCACTTGTAGAAGATAGTATAATAAATAAATAGTTACACATGCATTAAGAGCTGACGATGATATTAAAAATCCTACATCTATACCACCGGTAGATGCATCTTGTCTATATCTCTGATCTCCACGTGCAGTGCCGTATATCTGCATAATATATGCTCCTATTGACGCTAGGACGACGAATACAGTAAGTCCTGTCTGTATGACACTCATTTGTTATTAGCGCGAACTTTTATATTTGGAACACATTTACCAATTCCGACCGTCTGTTGCATCATAATTGGAGCTTTACATCCGGTACATGGGCATTTTTTATGTTCATGTCCCAGAATATGTCCGACCTCATGCGATACCATATATTGTCTATAATTTTCAACACCTTGGCCACTTTTTATTGATCCTCGAAACCAACGATCTGCATTCAGATACATATTACGACCTCCAAGTTCAGCACATGATAAGTTTCCAGGTAATCCACATAATTTTGTAACTGTTCGGGGTGATGAAAGACGAATTAGAATATCTTCACCTTCATTCACGGGTTCAAAAAAATATCCATCTTTAGCCCAACCATCAGGATCATTTAAATACGCTGTAATCGCAAGAGATATTTGATCGGAATTACGAATAAAATACTTTTTACTCACATCCTCGTCTATAATTACGCGAAATGTTTTTCGCATATCTACTCTAAACGAATATTTTCTCTCGTAAACTCTATAAAATGCCTGAACAGAAACAAGCTCAGGGAATGGGTATTGATTTTGGCGATCTTGTGAGTCGTGCGGTAAAGTATCTCCTAGAGGGTCTTGCGGTTGCTATTGCCGCCTTCATGTTACCCGGTAAAGTTATGAAGCTTTCTGAAATTGGCATGATTGCGCTTGTAGCAGTAGCCACGTTTGCTATTCTTGATGTATATGCACCTAGCGTAGGTGCGTCTGCTCGTACTGGTTCGGGTTTTGGAATTGGTGCTCATCTAGTCGGATTCCCTTAAGCATTTTCTGCAAGTATCCTTAATAATTAAATAATGCTCAAACAAAAAATACCAAAGGCATTGAGAGAACAAGTTTGGATTGTCCATGCTGGAAAAGTATTTGATCGTAAATGTCTGACCGATTGGTGTAATAATACTATGACCGTATTTGATTTTCAGTGTGGTCATAATATTCCAGAATCAAAGAAAGGTAAGACTGATATTTCAAATTTAGTACCAATCTGTTCACGTTGTAATTTATCAATGGGAAGTCAGTTCACTTTCACAGAATGGTGTAAGCAAAGTAAGGCAGCGCCACTCGAAAAGCCGACAGTATGGACAAAGATGATATCCAAATTGTTCGGTACAAAGGTAGCTGGTACAAAGTCAACGCGAAACCTTACGAGCCAACTTACCAAACATTCAAAGTTGCGTGGGATCTTATCAGAAACCCCGAAATTAGCTCCGAAGAAGCGTACAGAAACTACTTCGAAAAAAACAGAAAAGAAATAAAAGTATTATATCCGTCATTTCGTAAGGATGTTGAGTGAGATATTAATTGCACTTGCTTTAGCATTGTTAGTCGTTGGTATTTATTGGGCCATAAGAGGTTATCCTCCCGGTGTATCGACGTATCAAATGCCACCGCTTACTCCAAACGGAATAGATTCCGGTCAAGCAAAGTTTATGTTTTTCTACACTCCGTGGTGTCCTCACTGTAAAACCGCTGAACCTATTTGGGCATCATTAAAAGAAACATTGAAAAATACACCTTCTACATTTGGTGGTCATACCGTACTCTTTGAAGAGATCAATTGTGACAGCGATAAAGGAAAGAGCGCCCTTTACAAAATAGAAGGATATCCCACATTTAAACTAGAAACTGATAGTAAGTTATACGATTTTAAAGGGAGACCTTCAGTTGCTGGTCTTGAAGCTTTTTTAACACAGGTTCTTGGTCAAAAGAAAGCGGCGTAATTTAGAGGATGTGTGTCTGAACATATCTGTTATATCCATCGTTTCTAGATCAGATGTTGAAGTAAGTGATGGATAAATGAGCTTAATTGTGCACGGCGATGATCTAGGAATACCACTTTGCCGTGTAGCGACTGATATTAAATCAAATGCAAAATCAATCGGAGAAATTGCTTCCAATGTTTCTGCGGTGATATTTAGCACACGCGGTCGAGGTAATGTTAATATAAGCGTTTTTTCATTTATAGGCACAACTCCTGATAGATTAGGAGCAAAGAAATCTCCATCAATATATACTTGGTTATATAGAACCTGTGGCTTAAATACTCCTGGTAAACAACATGAGCATTTAATAGCTTCCAATAGGGGGACATTTTTTGTAAGCAATGCTGATTTTCCCGTTGTGACATTTGAAACTACTATGAAAAGAGGCATTTTTGCGTCTCCAATTACTTTACTACGAATATCCAGACCGGCCTCGGTAAATGCATCACATACTGTCTTTTCAAATTGATTCATCGAAAAGAGTCCTTTTTTTGATAACACTGTTGTGATATCGTAAAGACCAAACGAAGGAATATATTTTTTTGTAGATAAATATTTTTTACATACGTCTGGAAGTTTTTCAATCGGGAGACCAAATGCAACCCATGTACCTATTATTGACCCAATAGATGCACCGTATACTCCATCTGGAAATTCAAGTTTTTGATGTTTTGCCAATTCTTGAAGAGCTCCGACCTGTAAGATTCCCTTAATTCCTCCACCACTCAAACCAAGTCGAGTAAAATGCTGTTGCATTTTTATATAAGTAAGAGTAGAATGCTACGAGCAAATGACGTACTGCAAGAACAACAGCAGCGACGCGATAATCGAATGGCTGCAATGATTCCTGTAATTGCACAAATTCA